TTTTATAGAAATGACCAGCCCGATTCAAGGCATATTTGCTATTGTGGTCAGGAAATAGTCCTCCATTGTCCCAGGTGTTATGCCGTAGTCTGTTCCGAACATCATAAATGTTGCCAGATTGGCTTCGTAACAGAAGTTAGTGCCGCTCATTCAGTGAAGTTACTCTTTGGTAAAAGACGTAACTTAGTTCCAGAAACTCCAGTGGAACACGTTTTGGTAGGAAGACCGAAAGTTATTAGGGATCAAAAATTCAATGTTAATGTTTTGATAGGGTCTTTCAAGGAAGTGCATGTCGTTAGACCATTCGAGGACTTCTTAAGTGTTACTCCAAAGTTTTTAACTCTGTTAGAAGTGAAAGACTTGAAACTAGTTGGTTCTTGTGGCATGGTTGGGGAAATTTGTTACTTCCCTATGCAAATATACCTAATGAAGAGGTTTGAGCAGGGCTTCTGCTTAGATCATCTAACCGGAGCTTCTGGATCATATTTGTCAAGCTGTCCTCGAAGTTCATGTAAGGTTTGTAGTCCCGGCCTGTTTTCCGTGGAAACCCCGAGCATGGGCCTCCCAACAAACGTCGTTCCTGTGTCTTTAGCTTGTGGATCATGGGGTCCCGCTTGTGCATGTGACCATGTCGATTCCGAGTATGGTACTATAGTAAGGTTTAGTATCGACTCCTTCGTTCCGAGATGTAGAGACTTGGCGAAGGAAATCAAGCCACTGAAGTTCTCCTGGTGGGAACTTGAGGAGCCAACTTCGGTAGGAAGCATGATCGTAGTATCCATTAAGGGTCTGGTCTTCCTCATCAAGATTCTTAGTGTCACTGATGAGAGGATAAAAGATAATTGGTGGGGTTTTTGTACATCATTTATTCCATGTGCCAAGAAGGAGAGAGTGGCCTTATATGGTTTTAGGCAGCTGGATGGTAGAGCTCTCAATGCAACAGATGATTTTGAAATTTGGATGAATGAAAAAGATCATTCGGTAAACCCAAGGGAAGAGAAACTTGAAGTTGAATTCAAAACGTTCTTTGAAACTGAGATTGAAGTTCCAGATTTAGTTAGACCGCTCTATGATATGATCCCACAGAGTCTGAAGAATGTAGTTAGCATCTATGCAAGTCAACGTAGAGCCATGGTTAATGATTCTGAAGAAAAATGGTTGAAGGCCGCTCTAGAATATAGGATTCCGAATGAGGATGAAGATGACCCATTTGCTGAGCCAATAGAACAGGAGGTTAGGTCCGCAATCTCAGTAGACCTTGAAGCTGTAAGCGAGGAGGTTGAACGAGATGAGGATGGAGAATCTGATAAAGAACAAGAGCCAGATCAACCCAAGGAGAGGCCACAAGCAACTGGGAGGAGTGAACAACAAGAGGTTGAAAACCAGGAAGAAGTTGACGAAGAGAAAGAGGTTTCTAATCAGTCGACTCAATCTGAAGAACAGTCAAAACCAGAGGCAGATCAAGATCAACCAAACAAACTGCGAACAGACTTTATAGAGAAGTATAAACCAGACCAAGAATTTCTACGAACAGTAGAAACTGATGAGAACTTGATGTTGAGGTTGTTGAATTCGCTGTTTTGGTATGGAGTTTTTGCAAGTGGATACCAAGTTGGAAGAGCGGTTGGCAATAACTATACAGTTTATTTACCAACAGCCGGAAATGACCCAGAGGATTTGAGTCACATCTTAACTACAACGGATCCAAAGGATTGGGGAGAGGATTATGATGCGTTGCTTTCCAAAGCTATTAGTGTCAAAGGCCGAACGGAAGAGACCTCAGGAAAAGGGGATTTATGTGGTTTTGAAGCTTTAGCACTCCAGGTAGAAGGTCCTAGCGCTGAAGACTTGAGAGAAATGGTTCTGTCTACGGAGGTGGTAGATAAGAGTGAAATAACACATCAAGTCAAAGAGTATATGAGGTCCGTTTCTAAGAAATTAGTAGTCCATGTCTACTGTTTACTTTCAGTCATTTTGGGCCTGAATATCATAGTGTTCTCGGAAACAAATGAAACGTTCAGGACTCAAATTGCTTATATGATAGGCATCGACAGAGATACGTTGTTTGTCTCTCATAAAGGAGATCATTGGAGTTGGTTTGTCCCTCTCGACACCATAAACTTAGGTGTGTGTTTAATAGTCGACAGTGTAGAACACTTCAATTTGAAACTGGGAAGTTACGTGAGAAAAAAGGAGTTGAATGATCTCATGGATTTTAATCTTAAAGCTGTGCAGAAGAAATATTCTCAAAGTGGGTCAGAGAAAACCATTAGGCTAACCCAAGAGTTTGATGCACAGAATATGGTTATGGTGGAATCGGCCAGAGATCTCAAGGGAA